ACCATTAGAAGGTTTAATTACATGTCCGGATTCTATTGCAATGTCTAACAAACCAGACCACTTACTAATGCCACCCTCAAAGGAAACTTCAACAGGGATTTTAGACTTCTCTCTTACATAGCGAGACTTTTCAACATTAATAATAAAATTATAACCTGTTAGGTCCTTACCTGTTTTTTCTTGTTGCCTACCAATAATGTAAATGTTGTCGGCACTGTAGTAAATACCTGTACCACCAGACACAACATCTTTCGGAAACAAACCAATCTCTTTATATGTATGGTTAACAACAACTGCAGGAATGTCTTTAATAGTTAAGTGAGGCGTAATCATTCTAAACAACGACTTCAATCCTTTAGCCCTTGTCATGTCTGCTACACTCTTACCTTCTAGAGCGTCCTCTACCTCTTTCTTACTTGCTAAGTTACCAACAGAGTCAACAATAATCATCACATGATCGCCTCTCTCAATACCATTTAGCTGAGACATACTATCATGTTTTAACTGTTCAATGTCAGTAATAGGTGTATGTACAACTCTATCAGTATCAATACCAAAACTATTAAAATAGCTCTGAGGAGCACCAAACTCCGAGTCATAAAACAAAACAACACCATCATCATATTTGTCTAGATATGCCTTTGCCAACATCATAGCAAAAGCAGTTTTAAAGTGCTTACTAGGACCTGCAAAAACAGTTAGTCCAGGTGTAAGTCCCCCATCAAGTCTACCACTCAACGCAACGTTAAGTGCAGGAACAGGTGTCTGAATCAAGTCTTTAGAAGTAAAAAACTTAGACTGTGTCAGGATTTCCGATTCTTTAATTGTAGAATTCTTTTTTAGTTTATCAATCAAACTCATAATATTTCTCCTTACTGGAAATGTGCATGTGCCGAGTCTAACATGGTTCCAATTTCTTTTACTTTACGAATCATATTAACCTTAACAGCATCTTCCATTATATTGTAATCATTATAACATAGAGTACTCATGTGTGTCAAGTCTTTTGGCAAACATTTTCCTCCGAAACCTACTTTGCCGTCTGGACCAGGTACCTGCCAATGTGTACCTCCAATTACTTTGTCGCGACTAAGCATTCCTTGCAACACATCATAACTAACATCTAATCTGTCACAAATTTCTTTAAACTCGTTTGCTAATGCTACTCTCATAGCTAAAGCAGTATTACGAGCCATTTTAAACATGGAAGCCTGTTTGGCACTCACAAAGATTGTATATCCTTTTCCTAGCGTGCAAGTTTTCGTGTATAGTGGCTCACACCAAACATGTTCACCGCCAAGAATAATAGGCAAGTTTGTATCGTCTACATCTTCCTTCCAATGTTTCTCTCTTAAAAACTCCGGCATAATAATTGCTTCTGGAAATTGTTCTACTTGATCAGGACCAATAGTACTTCTAACGACAGTACGCCCTTTATCTTTCCATTCCTCATATACTGTTTTAAGAGTTTCAATATTTAATTTTTTAGTTCCACTATCTAAATCAGTCGGTACGCACAAAAATATATAATCATACACTTGGTGTTTATTATTATACCCCTGTGCTGGATCATGAATATCTAGTTCAACATTAGAGTCTTTAAAAAGATACTCTGTTGCCTTACCTACAAATCCATATCCTACAATTAATAATCTCATTTATTTTTTCCTGTATATTGGCATGTTAACTGTATGCCTGTCTTTATCGCCTGTCCAAAATCTATGATAAGTTGGGTTATCGGTGGTATTGTTATACCAAGCCAAAAGACGATTATGTTTATATGGAATAGTTTTAGTCCATCCATCTTTATTTTTCATCTCATATTGACCGCACTTCATATCCCCTAAGTATAATATAATTTGGTATCGTTTGTCAAGCCCATCTATGTGCCAATCTCTAATTAATTCTGTTTCTGTTGATGCAACATGTACGTTTAAATTCCATTCATCAGTATAAACGTTTACCAAATCCTTATTAAATATACCTGACAACAAAACATTCATCTTGTACAGGCTGTTCATATTCTGATTCTTTAGTTCATCCCAGAGCTCTGTTTTTTCAAGAAATGTATCTGAGAGTTCTTTAGCAATGTCATCAGGCAAACAGTTATCAATTACAATGTGCGGCCAAGGACTTTCAAAGTAAGTGTATTTGTTTTGAAAAAGAAATAAATTCATAATTTTAATGCTACTACAAACAATATTAACAACAAAAGAAGATTAGTAAAAAACAATTCTATTGCAAGTATTGTATGGTACCAAACCCAACGTGCTTGATAAACTTTATTTACTTCACCTTCTTGTGGAAGTTTTTCTACTATCGCCTTATCGAGAGGATTTTCTTCCACCGGACGCTCAAACCACGCAATAATGCGTGCTACTAATCTATCCCACCAACTCATGAGAACAGATCTTCTAATGTTGCTTGAGGTTCTGTATTCCAACCCATAGTTTTAACAATAGTATCCATAGGTTCTAAAAATGCCTTTTGGAACATTGTGTCATAATCTATATATTTGTGTACGCCAAACTCTTTCGGCAAAGTTCCAATAAATGCCATACAGTTCTCCTTAACTACATTGGGCTCCTTGAGATACAAAAATTTAATCTTATCGCCCTCTTTAATGTCCTCATACTTATGTTCAACTTTGTTCTCTTTTAAATAATAATTGTACAGTAAACTACCTCGAACATGAATAGGTGTTCCTTTTTCATAAATGTGAGAAGCACTTCTATACTTTGCTAAGTTATTACAACCACGAGGGAAGGCAATCTCTTCAGGGCTCTTGTTGTTAAACTCCGCCTTTGTGGCATCTACAAACTTGTGCAAAGCATTTTCATCTTGTGTAAGACAGATACGAACTGCTTCTTTTAGACTGTCTCGAACACAACCAGGAGTAGAGGAACGAACAATTTCTAAACCCATAACCTTTAGTTTAGGTTCCTTATAACGAACACCTTCGTTGTCGTAAACATTCATAGCGTATCGTTTTTTAGCAACCCAGATACAATTATCGGCGATCGCCTCACGCTTAAAGAACAATTTATGTTCAAAAGCATTTGTGTAGTCAGCTAGATTACGCATTGCCTTATCAATACAAGGCTCTATCTGCTCACTACCAATCTTATCTAAAATGTCAATAATTTTTTCTTTAGGCTTGTCTGCAAAAAACTTATCTACAAGAGGCTTTAGAGTAATGTAACATGAGTCTGTGTCAGAATAAAAACTGTACATTTTATTTTCAGTATCACACACCTTGTTTATAAACGTATCAAGTGCAGTAGCAGTTTGCCTAATAATATATTGTCCAGTCAGGGTAATGCCTTCTGCAATTCGATCGTCATAATAACGAAAGTATTCGTTAGCCATTGCACCATATAAACTGTTTAGTTGAATCTTACGAGCCATCTGGAAGTTATTAAATTTAGATATATCCTTCTGATACTTCTTGTCTCCAGTTTCCTCATATTTGTTCTGAGCGTCAATCATTAGACGCTTATACTTTTGCCTGTCATCAAAAAACTTACTAACAATTTCAGGAAAATAACCCATTCGTGTTCGTGTAAAACAATAACCATTCGCAGTCATTGCATAGTCATCTTTCTTCAAATCAGATAGATCGTTTTTTCTATCTAACAAACTATCAACAGTCACATCATAAGTATTACCTGGCACAAGAGTTTCAGGAGACATATTGTACTGCATAATAATAGAAGGATAAAGTGAGGTAGCGTCAAAAGATGCAACCCACTCGTATTGTCCTGCAATAGGCTCTTGTACAAAAGCACCAGCAATAGTTCTTGCTGGACGTTCCGGGCGCTGGTGTATTACAACATTTTGATCAATCAAATGATTGTACAACAAACAATCCCAAGTCCTAACAGAAGAAAAAACATCTTGATAATTACACTTAGCATCGTATGCCATAGTTAGACAAAGTTCAATCAACTTCATCTTGTCCTCTAGTTCATCAACAAGGACGGTGTCAATAATGTTATACTCAACAAACAAGTTCCAGTCGTTGTCGTAAAACTCTTTAAAAGTGTCAAAGGGATTGTCTAGTTTTTTGTGTCCTAGTTCTACCTCAGCAATATAATCTAGTTTGTAGGACTCTTGTGCAGTGTATGTAAACTTCTTATACAAGTCCAAATAGTCTAACTGTGCAACACCTTGAATGTCGTATGTGGTTTGTTCTCTGCCTTGCATGTTAATTACACGACGAGAAACCAAACCAAAAGGAGAGTACATCTTTTTATGATCGTCTCCCAAAAGTCTATCAGTACGAGCAACAAGATAAGGAATGTCAAACAGAGAGGAGTTCCAACCTGTTATAACATCAGGACAGTTTTCTTTCCACCAGTCCATAAACTTAAATAACAAAGCACGTTCAGTATCACACTGAATATATTCTACATTTAGATGTTTTGTATGTACACTAGGTGTAAATGAACCTAAACCAAATGTAGTAATGTCTTTCGTAAAATTGTTTTGTAAGGTAATCAGTAGAACTTCTTCAATAGGATTGTCTACTTGGGGGAAGCCATTCTCAGAACTTGTTTCGAT